GATTGTATTTTAGCTTCTCCCATAATTTGGTTAGAGATCACTTTTGCTTGTGCTTGTATGTTAGCTTCATTAGCATCAGCACTTTTCTTCATACCATCTATATTATACTGCCATTGGCCCTCTGCTGTTATCCTTGCTAAATCAGCTTGTAATTGAACTTGAATTGTTTGCTGCTTCATTTGCTCAATCATCAAAGCACCTTGTGTTTGTCCTTGTTGCGTAGCTTGTATTTCAGCCATTTTTTGAGCAGCAATAGCTTCTTTCCTTTTCTTTATTTTGTATGCCAATACTATGTTTGCCTGTTTTAAATTACGGCAACTCATTATAAGTATCTTATCCTCCGGTTCAACTAAGCCTTGATATTCTTTCTGATTTAATGACTGCCAAAACATAGCCCTTTCTTCATCAGTAGGTGCATTTTCAAAGAAAATACCAAATTCGTAATTTTGAATATTGGGGTCAATCTCAAGGAAAGAAACAGTATCCGAACCTAATGCTTTTGTGTACCCTGCCACCTTACCTAATTTAACTGCTATTTGAACCTTAGAAACAATTGAATCAGCCAATTTCATTAACTGCTGCTTATCTGCGTTCATTAACAAATACAAGGCATTATTTGTAGATATATTAGCAGCCTCTGTTGTTCCATTAAGATTCTTTGCATTAGGTGTACTACCATCGGTAATCTCATTAAGACCTGATACCTGACGCATCATTTCTATGGTGTTCTGCAAATCTTCATACAATTGCCCAAATGCCGCCAATTGACCAGTAGCTTCAATACTTACCGGCTTATAATTAGGATTCCTGCTTAATAAATCTGTGCTTCTATATGGAACTACAAAATTGCTAAATATAAAATCCATTATTTCGGCAGGAGATGATTTTTTGCCACCTTTCCCAAAATTTACAGATTCTACTGCGTTAAAGTCAATATTGATTAAGTACGGTATAAGTTTATTGGTAAGATTTTGCAGCCTAAACCAAGTAAGACACGCCTTATCTTCAAGCGGGATTAATCTTTCAGTAATGCCCGCCCATTGCATCCTATAAAAATTCCAAGCATACAATTGAATATCCAAATCGGTTTCCCACCATGTAGATTGTTTACGGTTCATATTTTCAGACAAACCATAATCGTGCATAAACCCTGTATCTACAACCCACTTGAACCTATAAACTACTTCTTTTGTTATTTTACCGAATTTAGGAGTAGACTGACCTTTATATCCTGTATCTTCTATGGGTTCTTCCCATTCATTAATCAATGACTTATTTTCAGGCGTTTGCTCTGAAATACTTACAACTGATAAATCTTTATATTTTGTCTTGTTGTACCTAACATTACCCCTATTGTCTATTTCTTCTTTATAGAAAGTAGTATTCCAGTTCTTAAATTTACCATCTAAAACAAGTACCTTCCATCTGTTATAATAAGCGTAAATATTACCGGTTCCATTAAAGGCAAAATAAGATGAATTACCCCATTTACCTGCTACGGTTCTAATGATAGTATCCATCTGTTCTTTTGTATAATAAGGGGCTAAATCTCCTGCATATACCTCTTTAAATTCTCCCCAATGTGTTAAATCAGAAAAATCAGGTTTTACGCAATAAGACAGTAAAAGCATTTGCGGGTCAACTTCTCTAAACTTAACTAATCCATTTTCATCTATCCAAGTTGTATATCCACCAATGCCATAATCAAAGTTGTATTGGTTAGTTTCCTTCCTTTTTTCTTCCCCATTATTTTGTTGAAAAATCAAAGAATTAGCTAACTCCGCTTGCATACTCATTATATGCTTATACCCATACTCTTGCTCCATTGCAAGGGCATCCATATCTTCCGGCTCTCCTTTTTCTGGTTTTAACTGCGGGAAATCATCTATATTCCCTCCGGCTCTTTCCAATGCTTCCCTTGCTAATATTTTAACTTTCATTTTGTTAAAATATTCATCTTCTTCGCTTTTAGCCAAAGCATCAACCGCAAAACATTGCATATCGTATTTACGTTGCAATAATTTTGAAATAGCTATCTCTCTGTATTTAGGCAATAATGCAAGTGGGTTCCAATCAATAGTAAGCCATGAATTATCTTGTTGGTCATTAGTAAGTAATTGCTTTTTGTAATTGTCTATAGGTTGTTTACCCATAGCATACATTTTAATTTCCGCAAACTTACTCTGCCAACTATTTACAGGGTTCATAGGAGCGTACCCCCGGCTATCCGCATACATAGCCCTAACATATTGTAATATCCAATCATACCCTTTTTCTCTGGGGTCTACCGTTGGGTCTGGATAAGTATAACCACCACTACCGGATATAGCTGATTGTGGAACTGTTTTTACCATACCAACACCTCCATTGAATTGTGTTTTAGGATATAATCCTTAACGGCTGAATAACAATTATGTAACTGCAATTTTAAGGACATTTTAATATGTACTCAAAAATACATAAAAATTACAATAAAACACAAAAAAATGTTAAAGTGTAAAATTTCCATAAAATTTACGATTTTGTAACAAAAAATCGTAATTCATGTCAGTACGGGCGGTTTGGGAAAACCCGTTATATTGGATGCAGGTAAATGGATTAGAAACGTAAAATTTACCCCTCCCCTCCATAATTCTATCTATGTGCTGGTCGTCTGGAACGGAAAGAAATGTATCGTAAAATTTACTGTGGCAAATGTAGCAGCCCATCCCTGAAAAGGAACGAACCGTATTATCTTCAAGAATTTCCCCTAAATAAACAGAACCCAAGTATAGGTCGTATTGTAATGGGATATTATTAATGAAATATTGGAAAGCCCCTTCCCCGCAAAATCGGGCATCATCTTCCAATACCATTATTTCATTTAATCGGTTATCTTTTGCATATTGTATGCAATTTTTGTGCGCTCTATTAATCCCATGTTCTACCCCTCTTACATCCCAAACAGCCGGTACTATTTCATAGTTTTCAATACCTTGCGTTTTTAATTCATTAATTAAACGGGGGTATCTTTCATATCTTTCGGGGTTATGTATTATTAGAACTTTCATCTTTTAATACTTTAACTATTTGATTAAAACACCCTTGATATGTAAAGTGGCTTTCGTATAATTCTTTAAGTTTATCCTGCTTTTGTACTATTTGCTGTGGAGTTACCAAACTTAATATTTCATCAATCCTATGTGCATCTTTTTCTTGAATCAAAACGCCAAATTCATTAAAATCTAAATTATAGGGTAAGATATGTTCATCTGATATGTAAACTGGAATAGTATTATACTGCATTGCCTCGTAGCACCTAAATGATGCCAACCCATACCCTCTTGGAGATAATGCAAAAAATGAATTAGCCAACATTTCACAATATTCATTTATGTTTGTGTCCTTATCGGTTATATAATACCCATCCTTACCCCGCAAAGAAAAGATATGTTCTCTTATTGGGTGAGTATGCTTACCGATAAATGAAGCAAATATATTTTTTTGAGAATTGCTTCTAAATGAATTTGGCTGACAAAGAAGCGGGATTGGATACCCACCATTTTTACTCATGTTAAATACCAATACATCTAAATCTTTAAAATCAACCCCTACGCTATCATCGTACTGCGAAATAGTAAAATATTTTTTATCTCTTGGAAGTAAATCTACAAATTCTTGAAGCAATCTCATAGCTTCAAAATCATTCCCATAATTATGATTTACTTGATACCCGCACCAATACACCCCCAAATATTCTCTTTCTAAATTTAGATTATAATTATCCCCAAACCATCTTTCAAACTCTATAAAGTTTTCATAGGGGTAAACAGTGTTGATAGTTGGCTTGAATTGGAGTGGTATATTTATCATTTGTAAACTCTTTTATATAAAGCATCAGTCCAAATATCACCTACCCAATTACCTGTTTCTACTCTTTCAAATCCACGCTGTAACATAAAGTAATCAAAGTCCTCAATAGTCATGCAGCCTAAATATGTTTCTTTTTTATTCACCTCTGACCACACCCAATCAAATTGTTTTATTAAATCGCCCATCCCTTCAATAGCTAAACTTTCAGCACCTTGCAAATCTGTATTAAGAAAATTACATCCTTCAATATCTACATTGTGTAATTTAATTAACGTATCAAACTTGTTCGTTTTTACTGTTATTTTATCAACATAATGAACTTCTGGGTGAACGTCTTTATGAAGACCTAATTCAAAAATTGATGAACTTTGGCTTTCATTATTTGAAATATTAAAGTCAATATATTTGTCATCTACATTACTAAGGCATCCTAATAATGCAATTTGATTAGGATATGGTATCAGATTATTTTTCAATTCTTCATATACCGAAGGAATAGCTTCAACCCAAATAACTTTACCATTCGTTACATCGTCATACTCTTGCCTCTCCTGTCCCGTAGACCCTCCTAAGTGAACTACCCCTGTAATATTTATATTATACTTTTGCAATAAATCTTTAAATGGCAACATCATAATTAATCCCAATTTAAAAGTTCAACACCGCAAGATGCGTAATGCTGTATTATTCTATCTCGTCTTTCTCTCATTTTATCATCGTGTGCATGAAATTCAACGTATATCTGTTTTATTTTTGGAAGGTATTGTTTGGGGAAGTTTTCAAGTAAATCATACTCACATCCTTCCCCATCAATTTTAAGATAAATTTCATCTGCTTCAATACTCTCTAATATCTTATCAAATGTCATTCCTTGTACCTTATAAGCATTGTACGATGGTATTTTTTGGTTTACGCTGCCTATGCTATTTGTTATAAAATCTTTCCCCATTATCGTAGCTGCGCTATCCCCTTCCATATCATCCCTTGTTAGTAGTTCATAATCTTTATTTTCAGGCGCAATAGCTACATTATAAAATATTGAATTTGGTATATCCTTTATTGTATTACAGATGTTTTCATAATGTTCTGGATTAGGCTCAATAAATATCTTTAAAAAACTATCATCTATATGTAGTATCTCTCTTAGTTTTCTGAAACCACCAAAAGTATTGGTTCCAATATCTATTAAACACTTAACCATTTACTTGTTTGTTTATCCAATTATATAATCTCACCATCCCATCATATAATGGCTCACTTGGCTTCCATCCTAATTTTTCATAAACTAATTCATTATTAGAACATCTACTTCTTACACCTATTGCATTTGATGGTATATTTTTTATAGAGATATTTTTACCCGAAATGCCAATAACCATTTTAGCTAAATCGTTAATACTAATTAAATAATCCGAACCGATATTTAATGGTTGGTAACATTCGCTATCCATCAATTTCCTTACCCCATCTAAACATTCATCAATCCATAAAAAAGAACGTTCTTGAAGTCCATCACCAAATATTTCTATTTCACCACCATCAGGACATTCAGCAACTTTTCTACAAATAGCTGCGGGGGCTTTAGGTCTATCTCCTTCATATGTACATTCAGTTGAAAAAATATTATGGAATCTTGCTATTCTTACATTCAATCCTTTATTTCTTCTGTAACTATCATATACTTGTTCTGATATTAGCTTTTCAATACCGTAGACCGAATCGGGTTTCCCGTCCCACGCCCCACTTTCCTTTAAACCACTATTCCCTAATTCTTCTTGCAATCTTTCAGAATAACAACAAGCACTACTTGAAAAAAATAATTTACCTACCCCAACTGTTTTTGCAGCTTCAGCAACATTCAAATTCATTATTGCAGAATCATGTATAATATCAGCATCATTTTGCCCTGTAAATACAAATAAAGCCCCTCCCATACACGCTGCAAGCATATAAACTTCATCAAATTTTTTATTGTTTTGGGTTTTGCACAATGCTTCTCCTGCGCTTCTATAAGAACGCAAATCAAGTATCATATCTTCATCTGCTTCTGATTTTGCAAATTCAGATTCTTTAATATCTACCGACCTTACCCAATACCCTTCCTGTTTCAATCTTGAAACTAATTTCATCCCTATCATCCCATGTCCACCTAATACGCAAGCTGTTTTCATATTTTGTATTTTAAAAAGTCTGAAAAATTTTCAAATTGAACCGTATGATTAAACCCTTCCTTTTTATTCGGAACAAACTTAAAAGTAAAAGTATCAAATACACCATCTTGTCTATGCCAAAAGTCAACTTTACCGTTTTTATGTTGCGGTGTTGATATTGTACAATTTATAAATCTTTCGTTTGGCATAACTTATTTATTTAATGATAAGTACCATTGTTTCTTAAACCACCACAAACCCCAACCATTATTAGTATCTTCTGTGTGTAATACTTTTTCTGGTTCAAATGTTCTATCTGCTATATCTGTTCTTATAAAGTATGTTGGGATAGTTTCATCTACTGCTTGTTTTACTTCTGGTGCGTTATAGTCGTGACCTGCAAGTATCCATTCATCTTTACACTTTGGATACCAAGCAACTATTTCCAATTTTGTTTGCTCATAAGTATGACTACTATCCACATAAATAAAATCAAGATAGCCGTCATTAAACATTTTACTTGCTTCTAAACTTGCGTAAGGAACTACTTCTATGTTTTCACCTAACCCGCTTTTAATTATGTTTTGATATATGGTTTTCATTTGCTCATACCCGCCATAAGACATATCATCTACCATATACAACTTAAAATCTTTGCCCATTGAATGTAGACGCTTAGCTAAGTACAATGCACTATCCCCGTTTGCCACCCCCACCTCGCATACCCTACAATTATCGGGCATTTCTTGTGCTATTCTATAATAAAAAGATGCAAAATCAAACATTGTTGTTTCCATAATCAACTATAAAGAAATTTTAAAATATCCTCAAATTTTTCACTCTTAATCATATTATTTATTTCATCGTCAGTAGTACATTTTCTTGGGGATGTGATAGTTGGCGGTTTATTTATTTCACTTAACCCGAAAAATATTTTCTTATCATCCTTAATCCAAACATTATCTATCCTACCTTCTTGCATGGTAGAAAAGAACCCGCATTCTTCTATAGTAATGGGTTCGTAATAAAACTCTCTTCTACCATTTACTTTCTTACATAAACACTTATGCGGTAGAAAATTGTTATTGTATAGATATTGCTCAAATGCTGTCATACAATTAATTTAATGTGTCATTGACCAAAAATCAACCCATTCTCCATCTTCGGTATATGCTCCATAAGTACCGTATGTATATATTGTTACTACATCTCCTTTCTTAAATTTGTGTCTATCATTCTCATGTGTAATAGTTACTGTATATCCCTTAGGATAAGGATAACATTTATAAGACCTTTTTTCTGCTTCTGATTGTGGTATTCTTTGGCTCATGCTTTTATAAATAATGGATGAAGTAAATCAGTTGTATCAAGTGAATATCCTTCTACAAACCATAATTTAGGGAATATACATTGCTTACTTTTATTTCTATTAAGCCATGCAATAAAATACCCAAAAGTGCTGCTACTACAAATATTATGTTCACAGCTACTTGCATCCGCTAAATCTGACATTTCATCGCCATAAGAAAATTCAACATCATTTCTATGACCAAACTTTTCTACACAATAAGGAATATCATCACTATAAAACTTAAACTTATATCCTTCAAATTTAGCCATTTGTTCTAAATACCAATCATCGGAAACAAGGGGGTGTTTATCGGGATGCCGTAAAAAATCACCACGCCTTATATGTACACTTACATAGCCATCTTTTTTTTGATACGGGATACCTAATAAATAAAGTATTTCATGTCTATACGGTTCTAAAAACATCCACGATTGAAAATACCCATTTAATACTATTTGTTTTCCTCTCCAACTTTCATCGAATGGCAATTTTTTATACCTAAAATCTTCCTCATTAATAAGTATATCTTCTCTACCTTGTTGCCAAACAGGATTGACTAAATGCTGAAAATACAAAGGATTCCAAAATCCATCGTTAGTATAATTTTGTACAGATAAATCAAGATTATGTTCTAAACTATACGATATTGCCGCCCCAATTTGAAAACAAACATTTCCGCAGCGACCATAATTTCGTGCTTGTACTATTGACATATAGATAAGGTAGCCCCGCATAAACGTGCTTTAAACTCCATGCCAAAGGCGGGAATTTCGTTTACTTGGGGCGTAAGTTTAATTAATTTTAACATTGGATGAAGTTTAAAGCAGGACTAAGATACTACTTTATTTCATATTTTTTAATTTTTCTTCAATTTCTTTATAAAATTCTGGTGATTTATGGCAATTAGCTTTATAGTGGGAGTTTTCGTGAACAGTATGCAGGTATGTTAATTCGGGTACAAAGTATATTGAATTGCCTCTATTTAACCATTGATAGTTCATAAAAATACTATCAGACGAATGTGGGTCTATGTTGGGGTCAAAGCATTGTAAATATTCATCCCTATTAACAAACATATTATGGGTATTTAGGGCTGTGTCAAACATTGGCTTACCCATGTATTCAGATACATTTGTTCTGTCTATTTTAATTCCTGAATATGCTTTATAATTAAATAATGGGGCTGCATGAGTTGGGGCTAATATTGTCTTTTCATCCCACTCTTGTTCAAATATTCTATCTATGTAATCTGTATCTATAATGTTGTCTGAATCAAATAAAATACAAAATGGAGTAGGGGAGTATGATACACTTATGTATTTATTTGCGTAACAATCTCTATTAGTCAAGTTTCTTATAAGTGTAACTTTAGGAAGTTTATCGCAATACCATTTTAATTTATTATATGTTTCTATACTACTCGCATCATCTACAATAATAATATTACTAATCCTATCATCATTGTAAACATTTGAAAAGCTATCTATTGTCATTTCTACTCTTTCCCATGTAGGGATAGCTATGCTTATTTTTCTCATATTATAGATTTGATTCAGCTAATTTTTGATAATATCTTGGGGTTATAAAGGCATCCCACTGAATTTCAGTTTTACCTATATCGCTCATACCGGCACGTTGCGTACAAAGCAAGGGATATGTTATAAAAGTTCCCCCCATCGGCTGAACCTTTTCTACTAAAAAATTATCTATAGGCGGGAGTAAACCTGCATTAAGTATCTCTTTCATTCCCTGTTCTGATATAGCCCATGCGTGTGTAGCAAATGCCCCAACTAAACTTAATAAATTACTACCCATTCTATTTGTAAATCCTCTTGTAACTTGCGCTCCTAAAAATAATATATGCCAGTATTGTGGTAATTGAGATAAAGCCTTAGTCATAGTATCATCTACTATATCTTTTGGTTGGTTAAATAAAGCATCATCTTCAAATATGAGTATATTTTTATGACCAAATGATAAAGATTCATTTAATGTTTTTTCAAGAGTCAATTTTAACCCTTCTGCACCATTTTCATGTTCAATAGAAGTCACTAACTCAAAAGGTATGTCATATAATTCCATTTGTTCGGTTATATCTATTAATCTATCTTGTCTTTTTCTTAAATTAAAAACTACTATTCTATCAAAATAATCAGTCCATTTCATATTAAGCTACTTTATGTTTTCTAAAGAAATCTTCCATTGAAACACCAGTTTTTTTAGACTTAAATACTGCTTTTTTATAATAATCAGCTACAAGTGCCCACCCGCATCCCATTACAATATCACTAACCTCTGTTTCATTTACATTAAATTTAATCAATCCGTCTTTCCCATTTGGTTCATCTATTATTTGGGGATATATTATTTTCCCTTGTCTACCGTGAGTTAAAATATATTGTTCCCAAAGATTAACCATTAACGCTTTATTATCTGCATTGGGGTCTATTCCGTAATTTGCCTTATCCCCTATCCTTATTAGAAATGGTTCGCAATTATTATCAATAAAAAAATCTCTTAACCCGCCATCCATTTTTGCTTCCACAAGTATTTGCGTACCATAAGCAAAACATTGTAAAACCATATCCATGTGAAATAGTTTAGCCATTGCGGGTCTGGCATGATATAAAGATACTATCATTTTATCGTAAACTTCATCATTTTCACCCGTATCATATCTATTCAATATTGCACTACAAGCCTTAGAGCCAGTTCCGCTTTCTACTATTGAATTTTGAAACGGGTCTACTGCACCAACGAATTGAATATAATTCATAGGCAAATACAACTCACCAACTCTTTCTATTTTAGGTTCATCTGGTATTTTAAAGTTTTTTGGCCTACTCCACCTTGCATGTTCTTTTGAACAAGATTTCCATATAGCTTCCGTAAAAGGGATACCATCTTTCCATGTCCAATTCCCGTATTCAATTACATTTTTTTCTTGCGATTTTGCTTGGTCATATAATTCATTAAGTAATACCGCATCAAAATGACAATTATTATTTCTAAGCATGAACATTTCCTTTTCATCAAAAGGGTTCATCCTTATTTCTTCTTCTAATGCAGTTCCTTCAAGTTGTTTTCTTTTTTCTAACAGATAAACTTTTGCACCTAACTTAATATCTTCTTCATTAATATCACCTACTCCTACATAGTTTTCTATTAGCCATTCTTCTTGTTCTTTGTTTGGGGCATCTATAACACTATTGCCATACTTATCAATAAATCCCAAATACCCATCGTATGCAGGTGTAAAGTATTTAACTAATCTGTTTGGTGTTTTAGAATGTTGTAATTGGTCTGCCGAATCCCATATCTTTTTAAATTCTTCACCCCCATTGGTCATTTCATTTGAAGTAGATGGACATTCCAAAAATCCAACTCTCTTAGCACCTTTTACAAGTGTCTTAGAAACGATTGATAAAAATGTAGATGCGGGTACTTCTTTAGACCACTTCCCCATCTCATCAAACAGCCCCCTGCTTAACCGGCCTGAATCGTAAGCATTAAGCGTTGGCGCACGATAATCTACTTTAGAACGGTGTCCCGAATCGGTATCAATAACACTTCCTTTTTGTCCTTTTACTTCTACTGATTTATGTGCAAATACTAATTCACTTACACTATCTTTATTGTTAAGTTGTTTGGGTTTTAAAAATACGGGGAGTTGCCTATAACCAAATGCAATCATGTTTGTAAATGCTGCTTTAGCATCCACTTGTGTTTTACTTGTTAATCCGCAAAAACTATTCTTATAAAAAATACACTCATAAACTATGTTTGAAGTAGCTTGTGAAGTTGCACCTTCCCTTCGCTTCTTGCCCCTTACAATACCTAAACACCATGATACGCTTTCCCAATGATTTAGAAACAAAAAATATCTTCTATCCGTATCTCTATAATCAGGGTACACATCATCTTCAAGTTTCCACCATTGTAAATAAAAATAATGCTTGCCTGTTATATACGTATCTACTCCGTTATTCTTAAACCAAAAACCTTCCTTACATCTTCTTACTTCTTCTCTTGCATATTCCGATTGTTGCCTATCCAATAGAGCATTGCCATCTTTATCATATTCTACTAATTGAAAAAATGTAGGCAATTCTTTTCTTCTCCAATATTGCTCTGCTTTATCGGACTTACCCCAATCTTCAATATATGTATGTTCTGTTATTTCGGGGAAGTTTATCTTAGTCCCCATTATTGTTATAAAATCTGTCATTACTTTCTTGATTCAGCAATAGTATCAACAAAAGGTTTTTTATTTACATCGGCTTCTTCATTACCAGTTATACCAGCTACTGCACCTAATGTTTTAGCGGAATTAGCTACTGTTTCACTTTTTTCTAACAATTTAAATATCCTATCAAAACTTTTATCTTTAGGGTCGTCTAAGTTTATAGCTGATAATGAATTGGAATTTAACATATCAGCCATTTCATTCATCTTTCTATTTAAACTATAATACAACTTTGCAGAACCATTCTGTTCATACATTTTTATTTTTTCTTTTAGCTCTTCTATTGATTCCATTTTTTATTGTTTTCGTGCTTGTTTCAGTTTAGATTCTTCTACTTTTTCTTGGTAAGTCTTTTTCTTTTCACCAAATAATTGTTCTTTTATTGTTCTTGTGGCTTCTGATTTTATTTGGGTAGTGGCATCAATGGCTTCATCTTTGGTAAATACTTTTTGTGGATTAACGTCTTTAAATTTCTTTACTACAATTTTTCCATTTTCAATAACCTTATTCATCTTATCCTTTCCCTCCCATAAATCTTCAAGTCTTTTCTTTATATATTCATCACGTTTTTTAGTGTATAAATCTGCTTCTTGGTCTGTTATTGGTCTGCCTTTTTCTTTGTAATTTTTAAATTCACTTTTATCTTGTTCGTCTGAACGTAGGTTTCTTAATAATAGTGTTGGCAAATCTTTATCTACTCCACCAAAGTCTTTATCGTCTTTTATATTAAATCCAAAGAAAGTTGGGATACCTTGTGTAAATAATGAAGTAGTACCATCCCTTTCTATTTGTTGACTTATACCTTGAATAGATATTGGGGTTACTAATTTTAAAGCCTCCCCTTGTAAAGTAGTTGGCTTACCCATATAATCTTTTTCTGCTGCTAAATTAATAGCACTACCTGTTATTGGGGGTGTTTTACCTCTAAAAAATCTGCCTAATGTTTGAAGTCTTGGCACTTCTTTGTACTTATCTTTTTCTTTTTTTCTACCTGTAATAAATTGAGCAATAGTTCTAATGTATCCAGAAAACCCACCGGACAAGTTTATACTTTTCCCACTTGGCAATTTAATATCTAAAAACGTAGAACTTTCAGGTTCATCATCAATAGACCCACCCGTAGCCATTGCTACAAGATAAGAAGCGGCAAGTACCGTACCGGCAAATTGCGTTACATCAACAATAGCCCTTGCTCTTTCTTGTGGACTTAATTGACTGTAGTACCCTTTTGTCCCCTTTTTAGATAAGACCAATGAAGCCAAATCACTTATACCTAAAATATTAAATTTAGAAGCCATCAATTTAGGCGACCAAATCCCCATTGTTACTATTTCTGATGCGTTTCTTATTATCTCATTCTCCTTACCCCTACCCGTTTCTGTATTTAATCTATTGGCTAAACTTTTAAATAGTTCGGGATTGTTTTGAAACGTATAACCACGCCTCATGTATTGTGTAGCTGCATTTTTAAACGCAATTACTCTTGAAGCATTACCCAATGTAGTAAACGCTCTTTCAAATGGTTTTAATGGTGCATCAATTACTTTGTATTCCTTACCTTTTATTTTTATTGTACCACTAAACCTATTGCTAAATGCTTCTTCTTTTTCTGCTGCTTTTAATGACATTGGTTCTGTTACACTTAATCCCGATTCTTTAATCAAAGGATACCATGCGGAATTGTGTAATTCAGTAAGCCATCTATCAAATCGCTTCTGCGAAAAAGCATGACTAATATGCAGGCCAATAGCCTCTACCCCTGTTTTGGGCCTAACTAATGAAGCCAAATAAGTTTGAATAGCCACACCGGAATCATCTATACCAGTTACAATAGCCTTAACCGTTCCAGCACCTTTTTGTACAAATGTTTTTGCTTTTTCTTTAATGTCTGCTTTTGAATATTCATCCTTTAATAATTGAATATCGTATTCGTGTTTAGCATCTTCTCTTTTTTTAATTGCGTCTATGGCTTCTTGATATTCTTTTGGATATTTCTGCTGTAAATATTTATCATCAAAGATTGATAATGGCTTTTCTTTATCTGAAAAGTCTTTGTTTTTTATCTTTTCATTTATTTCATTTGCTCTTTTTTCGTTCTTTTCTTTTATAGATTTTAGGTTGGTTAAATCATCGTAACCAACTTCTTTTTTCAGTTCTTTTAACTGTTTTTGCAAATCAGCTATCTTCTGATTTCTTTGTACTTTTTCTTTCTCTGTTTTAGGCTCACCACTTCTTACTTTTTCTAATTGATTAAGCAATTCTGCTTCCGTTTTCAAATCCCTTAATTGAACCTCCAAATCACTTCTTGAAGGTATTTTAGGATTATATTCACCTGCAATAATATCATGCACGTCCCTTTCTGTTATTTCGGGTATGTAACCTTTAACTTCGTCTAAAACGTGTTTTACTACTTCTGCCAATTCTACTACTCTACCCCCAGCTTCATCTACATAAGTTTTAACCAACTTAGCCACATCGGGACTAATGGCTGCTAATTGTTTTGCGTAAGGAACGGGAACGGCTGTTAATGTGCCATCTTCTGACGCTTTCTTCCATTTGTCTTTAATAGACTGTTTAATATCTTCCCTTATCTTAGTATATTCTTCTTTTGTCTTTTTTACTCTTGGGGTGGATTGACTTGTTTTTTTAAGTTCTGCTGCCGCTTTTAATTTGGCATTTTCTTCTTCAAGAATCCTTATTTTCTCATTCGCTTCATTAGTAGCATTTTCGTATTTTTTTACCGCTTCTTCAACGTCTGCTTTTTGCTTTTCGGTAAGTTCTTCTACTCCATTAGCTTCTTTCTTAGCGGTAAAAGCATCTGCATAATCTTCTAATGGGTGTTGTGGGACGCTACCGCCACCTTGCTCTGAACGTAATGATGCAGCCGTTTCGCTTCTTGCTATCTTAGCTGTTTCTTTTATAGATTCTACCTTTTTAAGTTGTGTATCAAATTCTTTGGAGTTTACATCTTTTATTGAACGTAACTTACCAATTTCATTTGCTAAATACTGCTCTAATAGTATTTTTTGAACATCCGTAGGTAGGCCCTCCCCCTTATTAATCATATCCAACAAATCTTGAACCTTTTCATTATACACTCCCTTTTCAGCCCACGAATTAGCTAAATTAATAGCTTTTTGCCTTGTTTGAATATCCGAAACTTTATCCCTGCTTTCTATATCGTTATATCCAAATTCATTTGAAACATTTTGCAATCCTCTGAAATTCAATTTTACTTTAGGATTTTCTGCAAATATTACAGCTTCTTTTTGAGTAGGCTTACTTGGTGGTATTTTATTTAAGTCAATAGATTTTTCATTAAGGAATTGGTCTAAACCTTCTTCTGCAAGGAATTGTTTAAATTCTTGTTCTGTAAACTTTCTATCACCTATGAAGTATTCGCAAGCCATTGACTATCTTTTGTTTGTGGATTAAAATTCGCCCATGTGTTCGTCAAATTCAAGTATTTCTTTTGTTTCTGCTGCTATTTTATACCTTGAAAGTAAATCAGAATATGTACCGAGTGCTTCCCTTTGTATCTGCATGAACTGTAAAAGGAATTGGGCTACTACACAATCTTCATCTTCTGCTTCTTGGTAAAGTTTTTTATAGAAGTCATATACTTCTTTTTCGGTTTCGTATCCTATTTCGAGTGCATCACCAATTGATTCTACTTTTTCATTTACCGCTTCAATGGATGGCATATCTGCACAATCACCCATATCATTCATGAAGTTTACAATGACGGTGTAATGGGTAAGTTCTTCGGCTGCTTCTTTTAGGAAGTATTTTTGCGTACCAAATAACCCCACTCTCTGTAATTTATTGGCAATATGATTCCATAAATGAGATTGATATAATTCGTGGTAGATGGCTTGATTCAACCCCTTCTTCATACTTGAAGATAATAATGACTTTAACATATACGTTTGATTTTATTTTTTAACATTAATTGGGATACGATACTTTCAAAGTTATCTTCCACTAATTTACTTTTTTCTTTTGTTTTTATCTTTTCTGTTTTGATAGTTGCTATTTCTTCGTATTTTCTTTGGGCTTCGCTAATTTCTCCGCCTTTTGGCTCTGCGACAACTTCACTAACTTCTTCCACAATAGGCTGTTTAACTTCTGTGGGCTGCTGTATTTGGGTTTGGGTTGGTTCATTTTGTAAGGTTATATCCTGACTTTTTTCTTCTTGTTGCAAGGGTGTAGCCTGACTTATTTCAGTAGATAGTTCAATAGGTTGTGTTATTTGCTCCGGTTCACCCATTGCTTCCGATTCTATAACATCCTGTTCTAATAGAGTAGGTTGTTCTATGTTCCCCTCTGGAACATTTTCTTGTGAAACTTCCGTCTGCTTTTTCTTAAGTTTATTTTCTTCTTTAATAGATGTAGCAATATCGTAATATTCCCTTGATATTGGTATTTCATTGCCATCTGTATCTATTTTATAATAAGAAGTTTTTCTTCCGTCTGATTCTTTTTTGTATTTGGTTTCTTTACCCGTTACTATTTCATTAATATAATCATTGGTTTGGTTTAGCTTATCATTTAATAAGTCTATTTGGTCTTGCTTTCCTTTTTTGTATTCAGGGAAGGCATCGTCAATTTCTGCAATTTCTTTTTGCGTTTCTTCAATGCTTCTTTTTAAATTTTCCCTTTGCTCAATACCGCCGATAATCTTATACTTTTGTTCTTCGGGTATTTCTGCGGGTATCTTAGATGCTATTTCTGCGTACTGTTGTGCTGTAATATTGGCTACTGCTGCTTCATCTTCTGTGATATTGCCCAACTCTATTTGATCGGCTATTTTCTGCTGTACTGCATCTAAATCGCCCGTCTTGGCTATTTCATTTCTGATAGCTTTGTTTGTGTTTTGCATAGCAGAAGATACGCCACCAACAACACCCCCCATAAGGCCACCCATAGCAGCACCTTGAACACTTGAATTGACGATATTTTTTAGCATATTAGCCATAATATCTTCTTCATCAAATATCTTTTTATCAGTTGCCTTATTTGTTAATATTTTTATAGCATCTGATACGCCACTTTGGATTCCTTCGGTAGCACCTTCGGTAATAACTCCCGTTGCTGTTTTAAGCCCGACTTTCTTTACTTTAGAGGCAAATGATGTGGCTTTTTTTATAGCAAGTTCCTCTATTTCTTTTGCGGTTGCCTTAGCCCCTTTTTTAACTAATTCTTCGGTTATTTCAGAAGTTATTTTATTAACTACTTTTTTACCTAATCCGGTCGCTTTTAAGACACTTTGTATTGGTATATATTCCAATGCCGCTTGTACTGCACCTTGCGTAAATAAATATCCGGCCTTTTCTGTTGGAGTTAATTTTACATTACTTGGATTAGCCTCTAATTCTTTTGCGTTGTCATTGATAGATTGAGCAACAAAAGAAGTACCCCCTGATAAAAAACCCATAGCCATATCCAAAGCCATTTTAGGAGCTTGTTTTAAGATAGCTTTAGCGTCCGATAATTGCAAACCATCAGTAATATCAAATTTTGTCATAGCTTGCTCATTCTCCAAAGATGAAGATGAACTTCTTGCTTTATTAATAAAATCTTCTGCTATTTCGCGGGCAGGAATGTTTATGGATGGGATACCCATAGCCCTTTGTCTTGACGATTCCGCTTCTGCAATACCACCTACTACACTACCAATAGAACCAACTAATGTATTATAAATACCACCTAATACACTATCATCTTTCTTTTTATCCTTTTGTACCCCTTCGCCAATAGATTGTGGAACTGGTTTAATTTTACCTAATGCAGCACCCGAAGCTAAATCAGTCCCTTGTTGGAAAGTTGATTGAGATTGTGATTTGGATGGGGAAATACCTTTTGTACCATCTACAGAAGCGTTCCCAATAGGATTTTTTTTTTGAATGGCTTTGCCTCCAAACTCTGCGAATGGGTCTGTTTCTACTTTTTTTGTAGCAATAGCTTTACCGCCAAATTCAGAGAATGGGTCTTGTTGCTCTATATTATCAAATTCTTCTTCCATTTATTTCTTTTTTGCTTTGGGGTATTTTTTCATAAAAGCATCTATCTTATCTGCGGGTATTTGTCCTTCTTTGCCATCTAATACTACCGTAACCATCCCCGTTGGTTTTTGTTCCGATTCTTTTCTAATTAACTCTTGCTTCTGTTTTGCTGTAGTATTTACTTTTGTATTTGTCCCAAAATAGCTTAATGGTGCAATTTTTTCATCAATACGGGTTACACCATCCCCGCCAACTTTAACACTATATACACCAACCTCTCCATTCTTATCCTCCCAAATAGCTACATCTGCCTGTGTTGCTTCTTTATTTCCTATCTTTCTAACGTAATCTAATATAGTAGATTGTGCTACGTCTGAAAGTTTGTTTAAAGATAGGGCTTTCCCATTTTCCGGCATCTTGCCTTTTACTTCTGAATATACATCTTTAATTTCAGTTCCTCTATCTCCTAAATTAATTGTATTAGAAGTCCTACTTGCTTTTGTAAATCCGGTTGGATGGTATTGTAATTGGTCTAATTCTGAAATATGGTCGTGTAATACATTAGATTTTGCATATTCTTTTTCAGTAGCATTAAAACTATCGTATTGCGGGAATTTTCTTCTTGCTGCTGCTGTTAATTCCAAATTAGTAGACGGATTTTCAATAAATCTATCTAATACTTCTTTGTCAACAATTTTAAACGGAACTTTTTTATTTACATTTGACGGCAAATTCGTCATTGGTAGTATAGATTCTTTTATCTTCAATTCTGGAACTACACCACTTTTAAGAAAGCCGCCCGTTAATTGTTCGGGGGAAAAATTGGGTGTTTTCCAAAATGGTATTTTAGCTTGATATTTCATGTGAGAATCCGGTGTTCCTACAAAAGCCGTTGATTCATCTAATCCGGTTGGGTTTTGGATAGCTTTAACTAACCCTGAATTACCTTGTATGTATTTACTTAAAAAGTCGGTATCTGCTAATTTTTGTTCAAAATCAGAAGGAGCTACTTCTAATGGATTTACAAATTCATTGTTTTTACCCAATCTTCTATTTACAACATCTGCCCTATATTCTTGCATTAATTGAGATATATTCAATTCAGGGAACTTTTGTTTTAACATTGCTATCCCCTTATCAGCCGTTTCAAGTTCGTTTTTCATTGCGTCCATAGCTGAAACGGTACTTGACATATCCTTATTTATCCCATTAAGTAAATCAGCATAGGACATTCCTTTAGCCATTGAAGTATATTTCCCTACTATGTCTGATACTTTTTGAGAACCTACTGCATTTGCAACATCACTTCCGGTTTGGTGTTTAGAAAGGTCGGTTAAATCGGTAATCATTTTGGCCTTACGATAATCTTCCATATCGTTTCGGTCTTGCATCCGAAGGTCAAATTCTCTCTGTTTTTCTAAAAAGTTTCTATCTCTTTCTAATTGCGCGGAAAGCCTTTCTTGCTTTCTTTCCTTTGATAAAATAGCTTGGTCAAGTGCTTCTCCGGGCGAACCGAAAACACTTGGTAATGATACTGCATAATCAGCGTTATTATATCCTGCCATTTTTATATTTTTTATTGTATTGGCTGTCCGGTGTAAGGGTCTAAATATATTTCACTCCCATATTGGTCATATCCTTTTGGTTGAAAAGAACCGCCTAATCCACCTAATGCTTTTTTTGAATTTCCCAAACCGAAACCACCCGTACCCAATTTTATTCCCAATGATGCAATGTCATTTACTGCGCTAAATTTGTTCTGCATAGCCGACTGCCTTAATGCTGCTTTTGCATTTGCGTCAAGCTGATACTTATTTAGCATATCTTGGTACTTAAATCTATCCTCGTTTACTAATTGACCGTAGGCACTTTGTAAGTTATCGAGAAGCCCCGTTTTATATTGCCCCTCTCTCATTCCTAATTCATTAAAAGATTGTCCCGCTTGTCCTTGTGCAGCATTACCTAATGCAAGTGCTGTTGAACTATCTGTTGCGTTTCTTTGTATGTTAGCTAATTGATTCGCTTGAGCTGCTTCAATTCCTCTTTCTGCAATAGCAGACCCCGGCATACGACTATTAAACATTTGCTGGACTGCGCCTAAATTTTGTTTAGCGTATTGGCTTGTTTGATAAGGGGTATAATTTGGATTAATTTCATTTGCAAGTTTATTTTGCTTATTGCCTGTAAAAAATTTACCTACTGCGTTAGCTGCACCTAAAGCAGCACCAATAGCGAGAAAAGGGAGTGGCATAATTTTTTATATTAAAGTTGTATAAAAATACGATTTTTTATTTATTTATGAGTTGTTTTTGTCCCCTGCTGTCTGACATTCCTATATTTATGAAATTAGCATAAAATAAAGCCGTGTATTGCTGCCATTCTGCCCAAATAATAGGTGTAGCTGACTTAACCACATCCCCCGATATTAATTTATCATCTACTGTACCAGATACACTTGGGGAAAGCCTATCTCTTAAAAATCTTGCATAAAACACCCCCTCTAAATCCTCATAATCTGAACTTGTTAAGTCTGTTATTTGAACATTAGGGTATGTTGTATAGGCAAAACTATAATCAGGTGCGGCAGTCCCCTCTATTGAAATATCGAATATGTCTTCAATTTCGGACGGAACTGTATTTGGAACTATAGCAATTCTTACTGGGTAATTTGTCCCATAAAAATTATTGTAATTGGCCGTGTCGTTGTCGTGGATATATAATATACCATTTTTAAACCCATATAATTTATCTTGAAGGGTGTCGCTCCATTCGGGTAGAAATTCAAATGATTCCTTCCATCTGTTTTCTATGTAATCAAAACACATTGTTTTACCTAAGCTATCATAGGCATCGGTTCTATTAATAATAGATGTTGCATAACTTGGAGTGGTAGAATAAGATGGGAGTATTGTTGCGTAATTTTGATATATTAAAGCGGGGAGAACAACCATTATTCTTTTATGGAATGGGTCAACCATTAAGCTAATGTGGTGAAATCCGTTTATGTTATCCAAATTACCCGTACTTGCCGCCAAATAATTTTTAAAATACCTTTGGAAGAAACGGGACATTTTGTAAGAACTGATAAAGTCTATTCCGTTGGGCGAGTATTGTGAAATATATCCATTATTAGCATCAGGCCAATACACATTTCCCAAATATTGCACCACCCCTTCTGGATTAACAGTCCCACTATTCCCCCTTAATGTATTAATAGTCCCGATAACACCATCTGAAACAGAGATAAACGTATTTTTCGAGGACGCTACTACCTGTGTTTCGCCCAAGTAAATAGAAACGGTTTCATTATCAGTAAGTACAAGCATTACCGTACCATCTTCTTGCTTTTTATTTGTTAATACTATCTTCTGTATTTGACCGCTACTTACCCCAATATCTTTTTGGTTAAGTGGTTGAAATGAACACAACCCATTAACCTTAGTGCCATTAATAAATGTATCACTAAATGCTATGCTGCTTTTCTTTACTTGTTGTCCTATATAATCCACTACGTTTGAAAAACTTAAACTCCTCTCCCATAACTGATATACTAAATCATTAGGGGACATTGCTTCGGGATAGTAAATAGTAGATGTATTAATAGTCCTTGATGGCCTAAATGAATCTCCGATTATTGTACCAGATGTTGTACTATAAGTTCTTGTTATTTCACCGGGGTTGGTTACATTATAAACACTACCATAACCATAGTATTGTTCGTTTACGTTTTCTTGGTTAGGGGTGTACAATTCAACAAGGTTAAGCGCACCCGCTTGCGTGAAATTTAAACTACCCGAAATTAAAGTAACTGTTACTACATCAGGGAACAAACCAATCAATGTAATCTTATTATATCCTGCGGGAACGGTTACTGTAACGGAAAAACTATTTGTATAAGTTCCGGGTACTGCCGATTGTGAAAATAAGTCTACATAAGTAGCCCCCGATGCAGGGGGATTTGTAATAGCAACCCTAAACACAAGATTAGGGATAGTAATACTTGTCCCTGTTATAGTGTATGTAGCCGTTCCTGTTACTGTAAATGTTCTTGTGGCTAATGTAGAGTTGTTTATAATAAAGTTTGTATCCCCCAATGTTGGCGGGTCAGGATTAAGCCCTGCTGCCGGTGCAGATTGAACTGTTATATCACCGCTTGTAACGGGGTTATCTGCATTAGCGGGTAAGTATGCCGTATCTGCTGCATTAAGATAAGAAAACGGAAGTAAGGTGAAGCTATAATTATTTATTAGCGTACCAACATCTGTTGGGGAAAGAAGGGCATAGTTTCCGTACTGTCCTAATACTTTTAAGTAATAGTTTGTGTCGGTATATCGGTAAAGAACCGCTAAATCACCTTCTGAATATGAATACCCAATACCAAAAGCATTGAACGTAGAAAGGTTTACTGCTAATGCTGCTGTTGTGTTTTTATTAAATTGCGTTTCCGTAAAAGTATATACTCCGTCATTATCTTTTTGAGCGTAATACATTTCCTGCACCATACCTTGAATAAAGTATGATGTGTTTAGGTTTTTACTCCAAAGTATCTGATAGTAATAAGCCCAATCAGGTATTTCATCTACCGCATTAGTATTACTTAAAGCCCAGTTTATTGCATTAACAAATGTACTTTGGGTATAGGTTCTGTAAGGTATAACCACCTTAACGCTTGTAACAACCGCACCACATTTCCTTTTAAACCTATCAAAAAACTGTATGCTTAATTTAATTGTACCACCGCTTTTAAAAATAGTAGTATCTGCACCCGAACTACCCGTAGTTACAGATAAGCTACTTGTAGCCATTGGTGTATCGTATCCTAATGTATTATTAGCTAAAAACAACCTATCCCTTGCTGGTACAAGCGTCTTTGATTTTAAAGGTACATTACTGAATTGAGTAACAGAAGTAACATCATCAACTGCTGTCCCTACTACATTATTATAGAACTGATATTGTAATTGTACGTTTCCTAAGTTATGGCTAAATATTTCATTTGCATCTTGCGTATTTTCCTTATTCCATGACTTTACAATAAAAGACTTCCCATTATTACCATATTTAGCAATAAGATTAACCTGCTGTACTTCATTATCTATAAATTCGGCAAATGGGACTTTTACAAGAATGTTGTTGTATGTATCACTTGAAAAGTTAGCTGGAACAAGTAAACTATAATCCGCAAGTGCTGAATATTGATTATTTACAAACACATACTGATAAGTAAACTGAAATGAGTTAAGTGAAATAAAGTTATTAGTTACTCCCGAATCTGTCTGTTTTGTAGCCGTTAAAACATAAATAGGTGGTCTTACAATTAAAGTAGAAGATTGGTATTTAATAGGGAAATAATATGGCTCTACATCAGTTACAAAACTTGACTGATTAGATTTTATCCCCGCTATATAGTTAATTGACTTTGGTTCATTATTATTATCCGTCCAATAAAGCATATCCCCAATAACATACATATTTCTATTAATAGGGTATGATTTTGAAAAGTCCAATCCACCTACAACTTGACTATCGTATATTACAGCGTATGTAGTTCCCGTTGATGGGTCATACGCATAAATTCCGTGGTCATTAAATGTATTATATAAAGCGTAAATCAGATAGTTTCTTTGACCATCTATACAACTTCCAATGCAAAAATGTGTGCCATAGGGCGGTAAAACGGATTGGGTTACTAACGTTGTACCCGCTACGTTCTCCAACCTTGCTGCCTTACCATATTCACTAATACCAATTCTCCCATTCTGTAGATTTAAATATTCCGTTTCCGAAATTAATCGTAAATCATCATCATTATTGATGCCGGTTAATGGGTATATTTTTTTTCTTTGCATTAATTTTTGGGGCTTGCTATTGTTGTTCTATGGACGATTCTTTTCAATTTAGACAATGACAAATCGGACATTCTTGCCCTTAAAATCTGCCTTGCATTTGTATATCTGTTATATTGCGCTTGCGCTTCTCCGGGTGAATATGTTCTGTTGTTTTCTTTAAATTTGAACAATATATACTCTTGAATAGTTTGCGTTGCGTATGGAGTTATTGAACTTACTGCATCTACACTTAAACCGTTCCCAATATAAATTAAAACGATATTGTCAAATGACAACCCTTCATTAATCTTTATTACGTTTCTTTCTTTTATAATTTGGAATGTGTCGTAATAAGATATGCCCCCGTAGAATTTTCCTGTGTTCTCGCCAAAATTATTGTAGTGCGTAGTGAACCATTGTGAAAACCCATACGCCCCGTATATTGGGTTTAAAACATCTGTTTGGGAAGTTGTTTCTTGTGAATTATATTTTACTTGAGTATAGTCCGAACTGAAATTATTTGCATTATCAAACAAATCTGATTCAACTAATGGCATAATATTTTGTCCCACCCTAACGCCTACCATTACATAATCTAAATAATCGGATGGTAATTCTGCTGTGTTTGAAGTTGAATTAACGGGCAAAACTTTTGTATTCATTATCATCAAATCATCCATAGACAATTCCCTGACACACTCAATTCCATACAAAAGAAACTCCAAATACCAATGAAGGGAGTACCTACGCTGCAACAGCATATTATTTACAATCTGATTTATAGTTGTACTAACCATTTTATTGTGCCTTTTGTCCTGAAGTTGTTAATAAGTTTACGATTCCGGTTTCCGGTGTTACGGGACTAAATTGAGCCACTAGCTGATTGATTATATCCGCTTCCATATTTGATGGTATTGGCAATAAATCAGTTTCATTATACTGCGACATTTCAAAAACAACCAAATCCATATCCACTTTCGTAATCCCTAATAATGTTATATCTTGAGTATATTGTATTGATAAATTAGATGGCGTGTACCCAATTTGACCTAATAAATTATTCAAAAGCAAGTCGGTTGATAATAAATGCTGCTGCCCCCTAAGTAAAGGGATAAAAGTTAATGGGACTACATTTGTTAATGATTGTGCAACTTGAATATTAAATATACCTACATTTTTAGGCAATGAGGCGGGGATAACTGGCAAAGTAGAAGTAGAATACGTTCCACGTGAAACTACGGTAATATCTGTATATGTGGCAATACTTAACCCATCAGGTACTGTTTCTCCACTTGGCAGGTTTACAGAAAACTGCCGCATATTAAACATGGAATTAATTATCTGCTCCAATGCTTTATATACATCAGGGAATTGTACCGGACTTGACACATCCGGGTTGCCGCCATCAATCCTGTAAAGTACCTGTTCCGCTATTAATCTTTTCGTTGCCAATTTTATTAATTAGTTTGTATTTGTTGTGATTGGGCAAATTGCTGTACTTCTTGTTCGCTTAAATTAACACCTACATATTTCATAGCCCTTGCTATTATATTGTATGCGTATATATCGTAAAATTCTAATTGTGTGCTTGTTCCGGGGATATATGTAAATACCCTGTTTACATAGGTATAACTAAGGACGGGGGTTGCTGGCCTACGCAAATATGTATAAAATCCAGTTTGAACTGCATTTGGGAATAATTGAAAACCTAAAGCACTATCAATAGCAATAGGTGTGCTTAATGCTACTGGACGTAATTGGCTTGTTAATCTGTCCGGCAATTCATCTTCATTAACAAAGTGAACTGAATTAACTGTACTACCATAAACGGTATATATTGAGCCAAGCAAATGCTGATAATCGGACGGCATTGTAACCTGTCCGTCAGAATCGGACGAAAATTGCACCTTAACTTTAAATGGACTTAAGGTATCTACGATATTCTGATTGATTTGGTATTGCTTAAACGCCTCGTTAAAAAGTTCTATTTGACCCGCATCTAAGGCTTGCATGGATTCTTCTACGGTAACAAAAGAACCTACCGATTTACGGACTATATACTCCATTAATTGGTAAACCTGATATATATTGGGGTTTGTCATTTCTTAATTTAATTTAACCAAACGCCTTCAATTCTGTCTTTTTCAAGTAAAAAATAGTCTTTACCAAAAAAAGTATATGGAAGTTTAAATTGATCTTTATATCCTATTTTAACTCCTTTTTTTAATTTAACATCTTCGGGGCAGCTTTCAATATTTGCCATTCCCTGCGCTCTTAATTTTATTGCCGATTGAGGAACAGCCACCCCATTTACTTCTAATTTATCGGGTGTTACTGTTATATCAACGGGATTTAAAATTACCATATTTGATAAAGAAATCAATTTTTCACCTACCTTTTTCGCAAATATTTGGTCAAATCGACACTTCCACAATATTTCACCATCTAAATCAATGCAATTTGTAAATGAGTATTTTTGAACATCCCCATATTTAAACTGTGCCATCCATCTATCTACTTCGCCTTTTGTTCCCTCAAACCCATAATCAAATTCACCGTGTTTATCAAAGTGAACGCAAACAAACTTCTTACTTATAATCCCTTGAACGGCTCTTATTTGTATCTTTTCCTTATGCCCGTTGATAAATATTTTTAGGTTTTCTTCGTCAATATATGGGTGATAATTCCCCGGTTCATCGGCAAACTCCCTATCAGCCACTACCATATACGAAAACAATACAACATCCCCCACTTTAAGGCTATCCCCATACGGATGATTATGCGGTAGTGCGTACACCTTCCCAGTAACAGTAACGTGCTGTTCTGGATTCCAAGATGAATCCAAATATAACTCTAAGCCACCGGCTGTTTTGATAGTTTCTTCTATAGGTTTATCCAATTTAAGGATAACATCTTTAAATGGTCTAAGAGTGCGTTTTGACATAATTACCATAAAATTAACAAAAAATACGATACAAAATAAAAAAAAATCCTGCCAAAATATTTGACAGGATTAAATTATAAAAGTAAGTAAACATTAAAAAACCTCCCCTTCCACTTCCGGTTCTCTTAATACTTTTAATTTTTCACCCTTAACCTCAATTTCCCACCCCGCTTTTGATGAAAACAAAATAACCTTCCCAATGTCAGCTATTTCTTTAGATACATCTGCTCCTTTACTAACAATAGCACCTTCTGACGCTTCCATAGAAACGGTATCTGCTATAATAATACCCCCATCTGTTTTTCCCTTTTTAGGCAATAATTTAACTACTATTCTGTCTTTGTATGGGATAAACCCAGATACTTGTATCATTTTTTATTAATTTTTAGGTTAGTGAAGTTAAGGGTTTTTGTTTATACCGTATGTTTGGTTGTGGTAAATTTTTATGTCTGTAGATAAGAAGTGAAATATCCCACCACCATTACAGAGTATTACGGCAAATTCATCATTCTCTAATAAGCCATTTGGTTTTACATATAGAACATATCCGTCACCTAAAGGACAAACACATGGTATTGGTTTATTAAACTCATGTATCATTTGTCTTTACCTTTTTTCATATATGGCATTGGGATAGTTATATACATCTGAATTATATGAATGGGTGTTAAATCTATGAAATACGTTGTATTTTTGATTTACAATATCCACCCCATTACTTCTTGCTTGTTCACAAGTCCATTTTAACATACCGGCTATCATTAATTCTAATTCGCTAACCTGCTCCGATGGCAAATACTTTTTAAGTGCTTTTATTTCACCCCTAAGATTAAGCATAGCTGTTTGATAATGGGTTTGACCACCATCATAAATAAACTCCGGCTCTTTTTTCTTTTTTCTAAACCACATGGTATTATTTTAATTTACTTCTTATTTGTTGTATCCGTTAATTGTTTTTGGATGTTAAATACAAAGTATTTTTGGTATTGGGATACTGTATCTTTTGTTGAAAGTAAAATATCAGATGGGACAGTTCTCCCCGCCATATCTTGAAGTCTTTCTATGTTTCTTGTATATACTACCCAATCAGATAATGATAGTTCTACTTTATAGGTTTTATCAGATGGGATAAAGGATAATAGGGTAATAAAGGTTAGTGCAAGAATTGTTTTTTTCATGCCAATTGCGATTTTGATTCTTGTAATTTTTGTTGTCTTTTGCTTTTGGGTTTAGGCGACATATTTAAAGCGTCCCAATAATTTTTATAATTGTCATATTTCTTATGAGCAAACTTCTTATCATGAAATATGTTTTTATATCCAATGATATTATTCTTTACACTATTCCCATTTTCATCTTTTTGATAAATAGGAACTTTTTGAATTACTTTGTTTCTGTTGTTCATTTTATTTTATTTTTTATTTGTTATTTTACCTTTAGATGGGTTTCCGTTATGTTCTAATACATACTTAACCATTTCTTTTATCCCTTTTTGGTTGTGAGTAGTTTGATTGAGGCGGTACTCATACCAAGTTATCGGTGTTCCGTATCTTGATTTACCGGCTTTAGGTGTTCTACTTACCACCACACCAAATGGCTTTTCAATCATTCTACTCACCTCTCTTGGAAGATTGGTTAACCCTATTGTGTTAAAGCAGGTTTTGATACTAAGCACATCACCCGCAAGCAATGACTTAATTAATGCAGTTTTAGCGTTCATAGTTTTGATTATTTATATTAATTGTAATTGTTTAAGCGGAACTGATTTATACCACTCTGATACCGCACCCTCTAACTTATACTTATCCATATAGGTCAATGGCATATCTTTACCATTTATCATAACTTTTATAACAGAAAGGATTTTAGAGTTTCCGTAGTTGTATATTTTTATATTGTTTTTTTTTACAACCGTTACCCATGCAATCAATCCAATTTAACGGCTAGTGTGTTAAATCTTTAATTATTTCATCTACAAAAACACTCATGGTTTAGTTTATTTATTGGTTTATTTATTATGTTTAGTTAATATTCATTTGTTTTGGGTTCAATTAATCCGAGAATACAAAACCCATCTTTTAACCCATACTTTGAAACATCTTTCAATACATACCCAATATAAAACCTAAGTTCCTCTCCGGTATATTCCTGTTTTTCATTATCCCATTCTTGTAACACTATTTCGTCACCTTTTTTATATGGGCGGTCAAATTTTCTTAACTCAAAGTTTTTACCGTTTGATTTAACATCATTAAAATAAGGCTGAATTGTTTTTAAAGCGTGTAGCATAGTTTTTTTTATTTAAAAGTAAAGTTCCAAACAATTAAATTAATAAGCAATTAAAATAACCTTAAATTTTCTCTTTTACAAAAACACACTTTCTAATAGCAGAATTAGGAGAAGATTGTTCAGCTATTAGTGGTAGGTTTTTTTCTTTTATTAATTGGTTAAGTTCTTTTTCTACTATGGGTGCGGTTTTTTCTGTCAATTCAAAGAAAACAATTACATCATCATACAAATGTACTTTACTACTACTATAACATTTAATTAACTCTTGGAAGTGTTCTGATAGGTTGTTCATTGGGTTATTGTTTGTTGGCTGTTAATTTTTATTGGCTGAAATTGTTTTTTCTAAATATTTAGAAAATTTATCAATAATCAAATCTGCTATATCATCCGTATTTGCAACGGCTATTGGAATATATGAAGGGTGTATATCTGCTAATAAATTCGTTGCGTTTTTAGCAAGCATTTCTTCGAACGATATTTTATGAAATGCTTTTTGCGTGTGTGAATACTCTATAATTATCATGTTAAAATGGGGTTTCTTTTGATGCTTCATAATAGTTTCTTATTTCTTGTGTCGGTATTGGTATAAAACCAAAATCATTTTCGTGAGTAGATATATGCATTGATTGTCCTTTAAATCCCATTGCGAAATTCATACATTCCCCGTGCCTGTTTTTATCTACTTTACCAATACACAACCCCTGTGCTTCATATTCTTTACCACCTATACTAACTGGTTCCATTAAACCATATTTTTCTGGACGCATTAAAAACAATATTTCATCTGCATCTTGCTCAATGTTACCAGATTCTCGTAGGTCGCTCATTTGTGGCATCTTATCACTTCTTTCTTCTACCTTACGGCTAAGTTGTGATAAGGCTATGACGGGTATATTTAATTCCTTTGCTAACATTTTTAAACCCCTTGTTATTTCACCAACAATATTATTTCGGTTAGTATCTCTCTTATCCACCGCTTCCATTAGCTGTAAATAATCTACTACTATGTATTTTATTTTGTTTTTACGAACAAGGATATTTGAACGGGTACGGATTGAACGTATATTCATACTCCCTTTATCTTCAATGTAAATTGGTGCTTTTGCTATTCGGTCTAAGCTATTATAAAATTTAATTTCTTGCTCTTTAGGTATCCTTCCTTGCCTAATTAACTCATGTGATATTCCACTATCTATTGAAGCAAGCCTACGGGTAAGCTGCACACCATCCATTTCTAAACTAAACCATGCACCTTCAATACCGTTAACTACAGAAATATGATGGCTTAACGACATTGCTAAGGCTGTCTTACCTTGACTCGGCCGAGCGGCTATAATGAATAAATCAGGAGAAACCAATCCACTTAAAATTCTGTCAAATGGTACAATTCCTGTTTGAATACCCAAAACACCAGTTTGTTTAACTGTTTCGTATTGGTCATAAACTTTTGCAGAATAATGGCTCATATTCTTAACACTACCACTTAGAACCCTTTCTTGTGTATTTAATATTTGATTGTCGGTTCTATCATAAAGGTCAAAAGCATCTGTATTATCTTCATACGCATCCCCTATAGCCTCTCCACTTATTCGTATCATTTCCCGCTTCAAATAAACCTCCATAACTATACGGCAATGATTATCAATATTAGCGGTAGAAACAACCGAGTTGGTAAGTTTGGTAACATAATACGGGCCACCAACCATATCTAATGATTCCATTCTTTTCAATTCTTCAACCACTGTAAGTATATCAACCTTCTTACTTTGGTCATACAGGCTCAAAATCGCTTTAAAAATGATCTGATGGGCTTCTACATAGAAAACCTCTGTAAATACCAAATTTAGTACCTCTGAAAGGCATTCAGGGGAAATTAGGATACCCCCTAATATAGCTTCCTCTAATTCTTTGGCCTGTGGTGGAACACGTCCATACACCATTGTTGACATGTCAATACCCGTTCTACGATTCTTTCTATCCTTATTTAAACTTGTTAAATCCATTATTTTAAGTTTATTCTCACTACTTCTTCTTTCTTTTTTAATAATGTTCCATTTTTTGCAGCATCCATTTGTTCAACCAAACTTTGCCATTGGCTATTTACTATTGTTAGTGATTTTGTACTGTACCATTGGTCGGCAACCACATACTTAACTATCTTTTCCCAACTTGCTAAAACATCCTTTTCCTTACCACCTACCACATCTGACCGTTTCCATCCCTTATATTCTGCTATTTTATAAGCCAAAGCCAATAAACAGTGAAAATCCTTTCCTTCGTCTTTGGCATAACGTGGTTTATGTTTCATCCACAGTTTCATCATTTCTTGAACAACCATGTTTTCTTTTTTTTCATCGTTTACCGTATCGCCAACCAAACCTTCTTTTTCTTCTTCTTTTTCTTCTTCTTTTTCTTCTTCTTGTCCCGTAACTGCGGGACGTATCGTAGTACGTATCGTGTCTAAACTATGTAACGTATCGTTAAAAAGTTCTTTAAGTTGTTGATTATTAATATACTTAACTACTTTTTTAATCAATTCTATGTCCTTAATTTGGGATAATTCGGATTTTAAGCAATCCATTACAGGTTTACCGAGTCTATCCACATACCTAAGTTTCCTTAAAATGGCTATTTCGCTGGTATCAATGTTATAAATAATCTTTTTTGCATCCTCTAATCTTTTAACTATTGCCATTACAGATTCAGCATTATACCCCGTATAAAAACACATCTTTTTAATAGATATTGGATATATGCCACACTCTGTACATAATGGATTTGTAAGCAAAAAAAGGTAGAAATATCTATCTTCGGGGGAAGCCTTTTCCATGTACGTATCATCCCAAAAAGATGTATGTACCTTTCTAAATTTTGCCATTATATAAATTAAATGACGTTAGTAAATAAAAAAGACCTTACTTATGTATAGTAAAGTCGGTGTTTAGTGCTGTGTTTATTTTTTTTAATTGGTCGGATGTTGGCTTTAAACCATTCAAAATACGGGATATTTGAGCCTGATTAATACCTGTTTTTTCTGAAAGCCAGTTATTTCTCCTTCCATCCATAGCTTCTAATATTTGCTCATGTAATGGGATATTCTGTACCTGATTATTCATTCACTTTGATTTTCAACAAAACTAATAACCATAAACCACATTACCAAAAATATTTCCATATATCAAAAAGACTATTTACTTTTACACCCATAACTAAAAATTAAAAATATGTCAACACGCATTACTAAGATCGCTGCTGATAAAGTAGCTTTAATTCTTACAACTAAAAAGCAAAAACAAGTTACGGATGCTAAAGTTGCAGTTAATGAGTATATAACCAAGTTGTATGAAGCAACTATCCCCAAGGTTATTATAGATGGCTTTGCTAAGTTCCCGGACTTCTTTAAAAAAAGCGGCATTTTATATATCGGTGGAACGGGTATTCAACGTTGGGAAAGTGTAAATATTACCAAATCACTACCTAACCCTGATAAAACTTTTGAATTAAAGCAGGAACAAGCAGAGAAATTTATTAAGCTAAAGCGTGAACATGAGAAGCAAACAACAGAGTACGAGAAACTAAAATTAGACGTAGAAACGGCAGTATTTAATGCAAGAACTTACAAAAGAATTGCAGAATTATTCCCCGAAGCAGTACCACATTTACCCGCAGTATTCCCTCCACCTGCTATTAACTATTCAGACATTCGTAAAAGAATAAAATAACAAACCAATAACCCCCTAACCCACATTACCTAAAAATAAAAAACAATGAAACTAAAAGAAAGTACTGTGTATGTAAAGCACAGCCCGGAAATTATATTTGGCATAGTTCCAGCAAATAAGACGTTTATAATAGAAGAAAAAACAGGATACTTCCATACTAAAGAACAGTTAATGGAACTCATAACAGATTCTTTTAATACTGGATATGATGGTGGTTGGTGTATGGCAAAAGAAAATACAGACGACGATGATACAATATATAGTTCAGAAGATTTTATTAAAACACTATTCAATACAGAAGAAGATGAAAAATAAAAAAAGAATAAGTGGTTTTTATTGGGTAAAATGGCATAAGGGAGATTGGGTTGTTGGTCATTATCAATATCGGTCATGGTGGGTTGCTGGATATTATGATGATTTTAATGATTGGGATTTTGAAAAAATAATTGAAACTCCAATACCACAACCAAAATAAATGACAGAAACACAAAGACAACTAATTTATGAACAATGATTTTAGATATATAAAGGAAGTGAGCCATTTGGGTAGTGGGAAGGATTATTGTTGCTATTGCGGTACTCACATAACATTAAGCAAACATAGGACAGTTGAGCATCTTGTCCCATTGAGTAAGGGTGGTACTAATAGGAATTACAATAAAAGACCTTGTTGCTATGGGTGCAATAGAGATAGAGGCAACAAGTCTTACGATGATTGGTTGGAAAGATTAGAAAAAGAAGAAAAAGATTTGCGAAAAAAATTGCCGCATAGTTATAATGCTCATAAATTTAGGTTGATTAGGATTGAAAATATAAAGTATTGGAAATTCTACGTTGAAACGGCAGGAGAAAAATTATATAGAAAAACTTATGTATGACAGAACAACAACGACAACTAATTTATGAATTAGCTAAGAGATTAGATTTAGTTATTACAGTTAATGGAGTTTCTTATAGGTTTATAGGGGATGTATTGTATAAATTAAAATAAAAAAAATAAATTATGGGCTTACTTGAATGGTATTTTTTAATTGGGATTTTATATACTGTTATTAATGGGTATGTAAGAAAGTTGGATACGGAAGGAGATTGGGGATTAGTGTTCTGTTGGATGTTCTTGTGGCCTTTGGCTTTTATAGCTTTGGGTATAATGTATATTTCTAAACGAGTAAATAAATTTTAATTATGGAAAACAAACATGAATTAACAGAACAGTTAAAGGTTATTGAAACCGAAATATATAATGCAAAATTTGATTTGCGTTGTATTAATTCTAAATTAGAAACAGCGTATCAATATGAGGAAGATTTAAGAAATAGAATGGAATACGCAAGAAAACAAACCGAACTATTAAGAAATGATTTTTTTCAAAAATGTACTGAAATATCACAAAAGTACGATAAGGTAAAAAATATAGTAGACGTTTTTACTGGAAATTTTTATACGCATAATTAATATGAAATTCTGTAACGCATCTAATTGCTCAAATCCTGTATTCGGGAAAGGATACTGCCGTAACCACCAATATATGCGGGAAGATTTTGACCGTAGAAGTATTGTTCAAAGAGGAATAGATAAGCATAAAGCTAACCCGACAAAGCAAATAGTTAAGGAATTGCGTTTTCAGTCACCAAAGAAAGTGAATAAGGGTACATTTGATGTAAGTGTTTTAAATTCAGAAATTACACCATTTACTCCTACACCTGAATTTTATGATGGGAAAGAAAAAGGTAGGTATACAATGGATGAAATAGGCGTAACGTTGGCGGGTTCAAATAATATCGGTATGGATGCCTTTTGGAAATATGCAGAAGGTGTTATAGTCAAAGGTGGGAGCAAATGTTGGGAATGCGGGGATATAATCAGTAGGTCAGATTACCGTAACAGTACGGGGCATATCTTTCCGAAATCAATATTTCCTTCCGTGGCAGATAATATCTATAATTTCGTAGTTGTTGGTTGCAGGTGTGGTTGCCATAATAAGACGCATACAATGGCCACATTCAGCCAAATGAGTATATTCCCTACGGCTGTTAATAGATATACTAAATTTGGGCATTTAATAACCGAACAACACAAGTATTTAGACTTATTTCTTGACTACGCAAACCAAATTATATGAGATTTGAAACAGACCATAAGACATACAAAATAGGTAAATTATTCTACCTATTAACACAAGATGGTCTTTGGTGGTTTAGGATATTTAATGGGTATGGGTTACATGGTAAAAATTGGCGTAAAAATGGTTTATCATTTTCAGATAGATATGCACCAAAGCACACACGATTAAAAATCGGTAACTGGATATTTAAAATACTTAAACCATAAACTTGAATTAGTAAAAAGAAAACTTAAATGATATGTTTAAAGAGAATGTTTTACTTAAAATTAAAAGAGATTACTCAAAAGATGAAGCTACGGCTGTTTTATTAAAAGAATTAAGTGATGCAAAGTTTAAAATCGGGGAATTAACATCTGAAATAGAAGAACTAAAAGGAGAAATTATAAAACTTAGAATGATACCAACAAGTAACGGGAAAACCAAAAGACAATGGTTGCAGGATGAAATATTTACGGAAGTTAATGAAACTAATAAAAAAAATAGAAAAATAAACAATGAATTAAGAAGGGAACTTCAAACATACAAAGACAAGTATTTTATTTTATTAGCAAAGCAAAATAATCAAAAAGAAGCAAATGAGAACTGTAGGATTTTTTGACAATTTTAGAAAGAATTTAAGGGTACTTATGGAAGTAAATAATACTTTCCCTAAAGAGTTATCTAATGATTGTGGGTTTACAAAGAAAAGAATCAATGATATTATACAACCCAATCAGCCAAGAAACCCAACTTTGGAAGAAATGGTAAAAATATCAGAACACTTTGGATATACTATTGACGAACTTATTAACCAACAATTAACCATAAAATTTGAGAAAGCATGAACCACTACGCAATACCCGGACTAAAAGATAGAAAATATTTAAGGTATCAAAAGGTGTCTAATATTACCCCCGCTACCTGTATTTTATCTGTTGCTGGATTTTATGAGGTATCGGATGAAATATTCT